AACTTTGTTGCTATGGCGTTTGCTAATAACGGACAGAATAACATTAAACGAAACTTGAATAGTATATCTGGAGCTTCTTCATTAGCCTCTACTGCTATTTACATGGCTTCTATGCATCCGGTATTGACTTCTAATTGTCGAATGACTTCTGGGTATGCTAATGCCAACAATGAAAAACTATTAGGAGGTAATCGCCATTACCACAATGCGGATATTACGATTAATAACCTAGTAGCTCTAACCACCAATATCGACGTAGAGAACATAAAGCAGATACTGGATAAGTACAATCTCTACGTACCTAATACAGATGAGCTATTCGAATATATTCTAAACTCTACTCGTTTGTATTGGAGGTGGCCTGAAAAGGAAAACCTGATTAAGGAGTTTATTAGCAAATGCAGTCGTGAGCAAAGAGCCGCTATTGCTTTCATTTACGACTTAAATGCTTTACGTATCTACAATGAATCATTTACTCGTGAGTTCATTGGTGGTTTAGCTAGAAAATGTAATCCCATTGAAGGCATGACAATCGAAGAAGCACAAACTATCTTCAATAAGTCTTTAGAAGAAATTAAGCTGGTAGCCATCCAGATTTGTTCGGAAGAAGTAAAAGGATTAAAGGAATCCCAATACATTGGTACAGAGACCATTCTAAAGATTGCTGCCTCTATCATCAACATCTACGAAGTCTTTTCTAAGTATAAGGATTACATCCAAACCTTCTTAAGGTCTTCTCACCTACCTGGTTCATTAGCCCAATTCCCCAGTAGTTTAAGGAAGATTGTATTGATGTCAGACACTGACTCCTCTATCTTTACTACTAAACACTGGACTAACTGGTTTTGTGAAAATAAGAGAACCAAAGAGAAAGCCACGCCTGTGTTTGCTACCATGGTTATGCTTTCTAGTTTAACATTGAAACACCTGTTAGCTACTATGTCAGGTAATCTAGGAGTAGAGACCAAGCGTATCTTCACGATTGGCATGAAGAATGAATTCGGTATGCCTACTCTAGTGAATCTAAACCGTACTAAGCACTACATTTATACGGTAGATTATCAGGAAGGTAACGTATACAAGGAGATGTCTTTGGATAAGAAAGGAGTTCATCTAAGGAACTCTAACTCCCCACAAGAGATTATTGAACATGCTGAAGACATCATGAAGAGGCTCTTCTATCTTTACAATGAAAATAATAAGAAGATTAAGGTAATCGACTTATTAAGAGAAGTAGGGGATGTAGAAAGGGATATTTACAAGAATGTAAGAGAAGGTGGGATTAAGTACTTTAGACGAGCCCAGATTAAGAATCCTGAATCGTATAAGGATACTCCAGATAGAGAATCCCCTTACGTTCATTACTTATTCTGGAATGCAACATTCGGTAAGTACTACGGTGAAGTGAGCGAACCACCTTATTCTGCTGTGAATGTAAAACTAGATATCAGTAGTGCTAAAGCGACTGAAGATTGGTTAGCTGGATTTGAAAATCAAGATTTAGCTAATGCCATTCGTGAGAACCTAAAACAACGTGGTAAGGATACTGTAGGCAGTGTATCTGTACCCATGGAATTGTTTTTAGAGAAACCCCTACCTAAAGAGATAGTTGACCATGTCGCTACACGAGAACTGATAGCCAATATCTGTTCTCCTTACTACATTGCCTTTGAAGCAGTAGGTTTGTTCTATTTAGACAAAAACAACTCTAAACTGATTAGTGACTTTTATTAACAAGGTTAATAAAAGTAGATCGTCTCTGCGAGACTCACTGCTTTTATTAGAGCACTGAGCACTATACTCCTTACTACCTTTATCGGGTAGTAAGGAGTATAGCCTACTTTACATCTATATTATTAAACTGCAGGATAAGGGTTCTTCTGTCAGTTAGACTGTCTAGCTGCCTATCAACCTAACATGGAGGTAACTCTTATGTTAACCGAGAAACAAATCTTGGTACTGAAAGGCTTATTACTGATATCCGTGACCATCGGGTTAATAACAGTAATTAGCATTATTCAGAACACGACATTGTTCCTACTGAGTGACATAGAGAGTTCTGCTTTTATGGACGTAGTAGTATTGTTCATTAAAGCAGTCTCTTATCTATTGAAAGGCGTTACCGTCTTCTTTAGTTGTCTATTCATGTCTGGACTAATGTCTAGATACGACAGTCTTGAATAAAGACTAGCTATAAGGGTAGTCTTATCTTCATAGCTAGGGCCACCCTTTCGCCATAATAAGGAGGTTTCTTCATGTTGGCTCGTCTATTGGAATTAATCAATATCCATTTCAAAAAGAATACTAAAATCATTCTACTCTGTATAGAAGGGCTTTTAGCTACTATTTCATTTTGTCGCCAAATCATGGAACTTAGGCCAGAAGGTGTATTTGGTTACTATGTTGTCACTATACTCGGCATTCTGTTTATCGCGTGCTACTTAGGTGCTATAGGGTACAATATCCACGAAGTCATTAAAGATAGGTCCTTTATGGATACCTACGGTGACGTATTCGATGCACTCCTTAAGTAGTCTAGTATCAAGAGTAATACAGTACTCTCTACTACCCGATGGTGGGTAGTAGAGAGTCTATCCATCAGTACATGTTTTTTAAATACTCAATCTCTTCAATGTAATAGGGTTTCAATTCAGCTATCTTGTAGTCATTGAATACCTTACCATTGATTACCTGCTGTAATTCGTACTTCATTCTCACCACGTATTCTTTATTCACTAACCTATCTTCTCTAAGAGGGGTCATTAAGCAGTGTTTAATAAACCGGCTACAAGCTAACAAGTAAACCCACTTGTTATTACGAGTAAGAAAGGTTTGTGGTGTGTCGTTAAAGTCACGAGCACTAACATCATCTATACTGATTACGTTATCGCAATAGGTCTGGATATTAAAGCTGTTCTTACGACACAATTCAAATACCGATTTAATATTTTCTTCAGCTTCTCTAAAGTTGTTATTGATGTAGAATGAGGTTCCTACGTAATCAATTGTCTTAGGCATGAATTCATCAGTCATTAAACAATGCTGATTGATAACAACCTGATTGAAGTGAGAAGCTAAAGCATTAGGCAACACCACCATACCTAAGAAGTAGCCCACATCAGGTACTTCATGACTGGGATTAACCATCTTAATCTTCTTGTGGTGCTTATACCAAGCTAAGTACTGCATGTGCAATAGATTAATATCGATTTCGATAATACTTAGTCCTGGAGACTCCACGTAATTCTTAGGGGTCATGAGGTTAAAACTAAAGTGGGTTTGGTTATGTCTCAGTATCCTAACAGGAACCATTTCACTCCAGTTGCTTTTAATATTCTCCCACTTCCAGTTATTGTCTACCTGCACAATAACCTCAGTTGAGTTGATGCCGTAGAAATTACCGTAAAATAGTTTTCCTATTGCCCTATCTGATGTGAAACCGAAAGCATTACCGTGCTTAAATGCTCGGTTGTATATGTAGGTTTCTACGTATTCATCCGGTAATGCCTTAGGCATACCGAAGGATTGAATGAGTTTATAGAGGACGTGATTGGATTGTACGTAGTAATAGTTATTGCGATACCAATTCAATGCCCTTTGTAGTCTTCTGTCCAATAGCCGATTAGCAAACCCTAGTTTATATAACCTAGGATTCTGAAAACGACTCTTTATACCAATTAAGTTAAACATGTTGTATAGTAACCTAAATTATATAGAAATGGAGGGATTTTAGTCATATGCTTTTTCCATTCACCCACTGAAGAAGAAAGTTTATCAGGTGGTATGTGGTATATATGATGAAAATCACTATTGTCTCTTCCTAAACCGAAGAGACGCAATGGGAGAGAATATCTCTCGCTTTTGAAACAGTCTACTTTTACCCTATTTTAGCCTCTACTCTTTCATTAGGGTGGAGGTCTATACTACAGTATGTTTTCTCTATACTGTAGGCTAGTTTGATATTAGCACTGAAAGCTATTTGGGAATGTATTCCAAATAAATTTAGTACTATATCATTATCGTGTAAATGGTAGGGAGAGCTTTCTAATTAGAATCCACTTCCTTATTTACAAAAGTCGACTCTTGTATTAACCAGCCTATATTTTAGTAAAGGAAACCTAAAAATGGCAATTATCGATAACCAAGAAAACAAAAAACAAGCAGCACCTCAAGCTCAGGCTCAACAGCAACAACAGCAGCCTGAAGTGAAGGAGGTTAGTCCGCAGGATGCCGGTGAAGTGAAAAGCTACTTCTCTGGCGCTTCTAAATTCATGTTCTCCGACCAAGGCACTGTGTTCGGCATGAACCTGGATGTGATTAACGATGGTCTGATGAAATTGGAGAAAACCATTGACGAGGTAGTTTCTACCCGTATCTCCAATGCCAAAATCGAAATTGGTGCGATTCCCTTGGACCACCACAACCACCGTCTCCTGCCGCTGGATGTGATGTTGATTGTGGCTCGTCGTCGTGACATTAACGCTATGGCTGTATACGCTATTGCCATCGCCAATTCCGATGACGTATTGACCACCATCCAAACAGACGAAATCAATGGCCGCCGATTCAATGTGGACATGTTCCCGTCCCAAATCTTCAACGAAAAAGAAATCAAAGCTCTGTTCGTTGAGAAAGCCAAAGAGAAATACGGCAATGAAGACGTGGTATACGCCGGTGGCTCTATCCTGTACGCCGACCAAACCGACTTCACTGACCAAGACGTGGTACTGAAAATCTTGCTCAATGCCGTAGCAGCTGATATTACTGCTTCTTTCGCACAAGAATCTCGCGCTATTGGTCGTGTGGTAGACCTGAACATCGGTCAACACGATAAAGAAGAAGAACTGGTTTGCGAACGCAAAATCATGAACGGTACTGTATTCGACGAATACAACCGTCCTGTTCGTGCCGACTTCATGTTTACTATTAACTCCAACAACCTGTCCACTGCACCTAACGGTAAATTCAACACTCAAGTGGCTTCTAAAGAAATCACTTCAGTTACCGGCTTTATCGACGTGCTGATGGTTTCTCCGCAGAATGCTGTAAACGGTTCTCCCTGGTCAAGCACTACTTCTCCTTGGGACCGTATCCAGTATCAAGACCAGCAGGGTAAACCCAGCAAACAGATGTACGCTACTAACATCGTATTCACTTCACTGAACCCCTCTCGTTACCAGTCTATCGGTAATATGGTTTGGTCTCTGGCTTGCGGTGTGGCTGCATCTTGGGATAAATACTGGTGGGGATGCG